GACGTGCTGGCAATGCGCACTATCTGCAAAGCAGCAATCGAAGCAGCGGGGTATACGACTAAATAATCCTGTTCCTCCATCAACTCGTACTAAGCGCAGAGGCAGCCGCAGTCGCCTGCGCAGCAAACCACAACCGGCAAGAGGAGACTTCCATGCCAAGACCACGTAAGGCCATCCGGCCAGTAGAAAAAAACATATCGTTGCCCGAGGACTTGGTCGCCCAGGTCGATCTCGAGCTTTTCAGCGAAGTCGAGGGCAAGGTGCCTTTCGGGGCTTGGCAGCGCCTGCTCGAGCGCCTGAGCCGCGGGCACCTAGCACGGCGCGGAGGGCGGGTCTGATGGATATCGTAGATGCAGCCCAGTTCCATATGGAGGAGGAAGCGCGGCTCCGCGAGCGACTCGCCGTGGCTCCGCGAGCGGTCATCCACCCGCCGGTGTGCAAGGACTGCGGAGAAGTCATACCCGCTCCACGTGCTGGAGCCTACCCGCGATGCGTGGAGTGTCAGGCCGTGCTCGAAATTCACCAAGCACGCGGGACAGCTCGCGAGCACCTGAGGAGACTCGGCCATGACTGTTGAAGACCGCCCACGGCTAAACGATGAACAGTCCGCCGCCCTCGACGCCATAATCGCGTGGATTCAGCGGCCTAGCCTGTCCCCCGCCGACAACCTGTTCACCTTCTCCGGCTTTGCGGGCACGGGCAAGACTTTCACGCTCAAGAGCCTGGTCGAACGGCTCCGTGGCCGCCTGATCTTCACCGCGCCAACGAACAAGGCGACGAAGGTGCTCCGCGAGATGCTGACCAGTCCGGACTACAAGCCGGAGTGCCGGACGATCTACTCGCTCCTCGGCCTCAAGATGGAAGCGAACGGGGAGATCAAGGAACTGGCGGTGCCGGAAGATCCGGTTGACCTGTCTCGCTATGCCGCAGTCGTGATTGACGAGGGCTCGATGATCAACGCCCAGCTCTTCGGGATTATCCGCGAGGTAGCGGAACAGCAGAACATCCGCTTCCTTTTCGTCGGTGACTCCGCGCAGCTACCTCCGGTCAAGGAGCAACGATCGAAGATCTGGGATCAGGTGCAAGGCAAAGCCGAACTCACCACGATCATGCGGTATGATAATGAGCTGCTCAAACTCGCCACGGCGATTCGCAAGCAGATCTACAGCCCGGTGTCGAGCTTCAAGCCCGTGAACGACAACAACGGGGATACGGGAGTGTTCAGCCTCACGCAAGCGGAGTTCTTCCGCCAGTTCCAGGCGTATGCCGAGAGCGATGACTTCCTCGAGCCACGCAAGGTCAAGATCATCGCGTGGCGCAACCTGACGGTCGACCGCTACAACGAGGCCGTGCGGCGGATAACCTTTCCACTCTCGTACCAGACACCGTGGCTTGTCAGCGATCGCGTGGTCGTCACCGAGCTATGCAAAGACGAGTCGGGTGAAGTTATCGCGACGACTGACGAGGAAGGTACCGTTACGCGGGCGACCGAGGACTGGCACCCAGTATGGCGGGAGTTCAAGATCTGGCGCGTCCACGTTATGACGGACGAGGGGAGTCCACTGATCCTTCGAGTCCTGCATCAAGACAGTCGCGGGGCTTACGCCGCCCGCAACGCCGAGATGCTTGACGCGGCGAAGCTCGACCGACGGAAGTGGCGCGGGTACTGGGAATTCCGCGAAGCGTTCCACGGATTGCGGCACGCATACGCGATCACTGCGCACCGCGCGCAAGGATCAACTTTTGACAACGTGTTCGTGGACTGGCGGGATATCCTCGCCAACCGAACGCGGGTAGAAGCATTTCAGTGCCTGTACGTGGCGTGTACGCGAGCATCACAACGGGTTTATCTTGGTTAAGCGAGGAGCGAGCAATGAGTAGATATAGCGAGGCAGTTGAGCAAGGTTACGACGGACGGAGTCCGTTTGACGAGAGGCTGAGGCAGGCCTGGATCAAAGCGCACGGTGGAGAGCCCGAGGACGAGCATACCGTCACGGACTGTCCTGTGTGCGGAGGTGACTGCGAGCACGACGATGAGGACGAGTCAACCTGCCCAGACTGCGGGTATGACTACGACGAGGACGGCGCGTGCCTTTGCTCGTTCAATCCCGAGCCGGGTGAAGACACGCCGGAGGTCGCTGCTGATGAGTGATGTGCAGGGGACTCCGACCGAGCTTCTCGAAATCCTTTACCACTGGTACTACGCGGACGAGTCCGATGCGCCGGAGCATGTTGTCCGCCACCCGCTCTGGCCGCGGAACACCCCCGACCGCAGGTTGCCGATGTGGGCAGCGGTACGCGCCATCATCCACCCACACAACGAGGTCGATCCCAATGATGACGACTGAAGAATACCTCTGGGCAATCGCCCTGATCGCAACCCTCTTCGCCCTTGGTGCCGTTTGGCCGTGGGGCGGAGACTGAGAGAAAAGTGCTTGCAAACTGGTGGGGACGGTGCCATAATCCCCACACGTTTTAACCATTCTACGAGGAACCTGCGATGGCTATATCACCTGAAGCTCAAACCGAAATACAACTCTTGCGCCAAAAGTCGCGGGATGGGACACTGTCCCAGGATGATATGCGTAGGGCGATCTTCCTGCTCCGCGAGGGGCGGGTGGCCGCTGCCGCCACAAGTTCGGTTAGCCGCACGAAGAAGGCAAAGGTGACTGTGAACTCGGACGATCTCTTGTCCGAACTCAATGGTCTTTGATTAGTAAACTGGGAGACACAACATGCAAATAGAGATTGAGAAAGATTTAGACAAGGCTATAGAGCTGCGCAAGCAACTCGTTGAATGGGCGAAGGAGAATCGTAACAGCTACTTCCTAGACTCCAAGATGGAGGAGATTATAAAACTCCTGCTTATGAGTGTTGAGGCGCGGTTACAGCCGTCAATCGAGGATGCCCCATGATCGCCGCCTCCCGTCCGATGTTCCCGCACACAATCGACAGCACCATGTTGTCAACCTTCCGCTCCTGCCCGAACAAGTTCTTCCGCCAGTACGTTCAGCACTGGAAGCCGACAGCCGAGAGCGTTCACCTGGTCGCCGGAGGCGCCTTCGCCGAAGGCATCGAGAAGGCTCGCGTGGCGTTCTACGAGCAAGGCCTCCCGCGTGAAGAGGCGGAGCTCGTTGGCCTTGCCGCTCTTATCACTCGCTACGGCGACTTTGAGTGCCCGAAGGAGTCCGCCAAGTCGCTCGAGCGAACGGCTGGCGCCCTCGAATACTACTTCTCCCAATACCCGCTGGGCGAGGACGGGATGATCCCGCTGAACTTCGGCAATGGCAAGCACGGGATTGAGTTTTCCTTCGCTCAGCCCCTGCCGTTCACTCATCCAGTCACCGGCGACCCGATACTCTACACCGGCAGAGCCGATATGGTGGCGAACTTCGCAGGCGGCGTCTACATCGTGGATGAGAAAACAACTTCGAGCCTGGGTGCTAGTTTCGCCCGCCAGTGGGAGATGCGATCGCAATTCACTGGATACTGCTGGGCTTGCCGCGAGAACGGGATCGAGCCGACAGGCGTCGTTGTCCGTGGCGTGTCGATCCTCAAGACCAAGTACGACACCATGCAAGTCCCGACGTACAGGGCTGGCTGGGAACTCGACCGCTGGCTGACCCAAACCCTCCGCGACCTCGAGCGTATGCTCAAGTGCTGGCGCGACGGGTACTGGGACTATTCCCTCGACCATGCCTGCTCCGAATACGGCGGGTGCTCACTCACCCAGGTCTGCAAATCCAACGACCCCGAAACCTGGTTGCCAATGTACTTCGAGCAGCGCGTCTGGGATCCACTTGCACGGAAGCAGCTGACCGTGGAGGAGTGGGAGGCGAGTTGGGGTCACGGGTTATCCGCCGGTATTACGGCCGAGTAATCCCCGTGTCTTTCCGCCAGCTCTATTTCATCGAAGGCCAACTCGTCGGCGAAGCCTTTCGGGGCTTTAGTACCGCCCACCGCACAGGTGCGCCACCGACGAGTGACCTGTACTTCTGCCGGATTTGTGGTGAGGTGTTTGCCAAGTTCCCCTGCCTAGCCCTTTCGGGTGCGGCTACGCCTTGGCAGTCATACCGCGCGCTCTGCCGGAAGTGCAAACCCGTTCATGCTTGTATCGAGATCCCAGGCTCGATCTGGCGCGGGTACGACCAAGAGTTTACCGAAGCACTTCCCCTGCCGGTGCTTCGCTGGGAACTAGACAAGCAGCTCGAAGAATACGAAAGAGGTCACTAAGCATGACGCAAGCAGCAACCACCACGACACAAGCCACCACACTCCCCGGAGTCAATGTACTTTTAATGGGAGCTTCTGGTACCGGCAAGACTCACGCCGTCGGCACCCTCGTCGACACCGGCATCGAGGTTTTCTACTTCGCTTACGAGCAGGGTGCGGAGTCCCTCCTTGGCTACTACTTGGACAACGGCAAGGCCGTGCCCCAGAACCTGCATATCTGCACGGTTAAGGCACCGACTGCTTCGTTCCTCGAAATGGCTGACGCCGTGCGCTTGGCAAACACCCTGTCGTTCGACGCACTGATCAAGCAGGTCGACGGCTCGCGAGCCAAGTACAATCAGCTCGAAGGGTTCCTACGGAACTTCAACGATGTGGTCGACGACCAAGGCAACCACTACGGGGACATTGCAAAGTGGGGCGCGGACAGAGCCCTGGTTGTTGATGGCCTTACGGGTCTGTGCGACTCTGCAATGAAAGCCTGCATCGGCGGAAAGTTCGCCCGCGACCAGAAAGACTGGGGCTTGGCGCAAAACATGGTCGAAGGCATCCTACGCAAGGTGACTAGCGAAGGCCTGTTCCACTTCGTCCTAATCGCCCACGTCGAGCGGGAGACCGATCCGAACGGCGGCGGGCTGAAGCTCATGGCGTCCGCGCTCGGCAAGGCGCTCGCCCCCAAGCTTCCCGCGATGTTCAGCGACGTCATCCTAACCAAGCGCATTGGCCGCGAGTTCTTCTGGGACACGGAAGACCCAGCCGCCGACCTCAAGTCGCGCAACCTCCCGATCGCGGCCAAGAACCCGCCGACGTTCCTAACCATCATCAACAAGTGGCGCGTCCGTTCGGGGCTCTCGCCCAGCTAAACGAAATCTGTGGCGTCAGCCATTGACAGAGGCGGTGCACCTCGGTATCATACCAAACCACACTCGCGGAAGGCTTGGCGACTGAGCCTTCCAGAGCATTAACCAGCCGCAAACCCTTACATCATCTGGAGTCTACATTATGTTTGATCCTCAAGCCTTTCTCGACATGCAAGTAACTGAAACCAATGACACTCAAATCGTACCTGTGCCAGTAGGCGAATACACAGCGATCGTGGATAAGATCGAAATGAAAACTTGGCAGTCTCGCGACGGAGCGAGCAGCGGCCTCAAGCTCAACATCCTCTGGTCAATCGACGACGAGAACGTCAAAGCCCTGCTGGGTCGCGACACCGTGAAGGTTAAGCAAGATATCATGCTCGACCTGACCGATTCCGGCGCTCTCGACATGTCCAAAGGCCGTAACATCAACCTCGGCCGCTTGCGCGAAGCGACTAACCTTAACCAAGCTGGTCAACCGTTCTCGTTTCCGATGTTGCAAGGCCGCTTGGCCAAAGTCAGTGTAAGTCACCGTATCAACGACGGTGTGCCTTATGCCGAAGTCAAAGCAGTAGCGCGCATGGCGTAAAAGGTCATGGGACTGGGAGAGGCAACCCCTCTCCCTTTTCTGCTTAAGCCTCTTGGTGACAGGTGGTTTACGCAGGAAAAGATAGTAAACCGTGGGGGAATAGGACGCGATAGGGGACGCGCAATGCGCGGGCAATAGTAGGGTATAGGGTACACCCCGAAACCGTGCCACGCGCCCACACGCGACCATATCCACGACCCGTCACCCACAGCCACAGCAACCGACCACTACCAAGTAACTCACCGGAGAAACAACAGCATGAACGTCATCCACCTTCGCGATATCACGATCAAGCCCGAGCGCCAGCGGCAGGAATTCGAGCCCAATGCGCTGCAGGAACTTAAGAATTCCATCGAAGAGCGGGGGCTGCTCCACCCACCGGTGCTTCGTCAAGAAGGTGACGCTTGGGTGCTGGTCGCGGGCGAGCGTAGGCTCAAGGCCATCAGCGAGCTTTTCGAGCTCGGCGGGCAGTTTACTTGTGACGGCGAAACCTACGCCGCAGGCATCGTACCGTTCACCAATCTCGGCAACCTTTCCGTTCTTGACGCGGAGGAAGCGGAACTCGACGAAAACCTGCGCCGGAAGGACTTGACCTGGCAGGAACACGCGGCGGCGGTAGCCCGTCTGAACGCCCTGCGTATCAGCCAGAAACAGATAGCGGTTGCTGAGGCTGTTGAGCAAGGTGTAGCTGGTGAGCTCATCCCACTCCCCCACACCATAGCGGATACGGCGGAGGAACTCACCGGCCACCGGCACGGTTCGTACCAAGACACAATTCGTCGCGAGATCATCGTGGCTCGCCACTTGGACAACCCAGTCATCGCCAAAGCGAAATCCGCGGACGAAGCCTACAAACTGCTCAAGCGCGAGGAAGAGCGTCAGCGCAACCTAGACCGTGCGGCAGAGGTTGGTGCGACTTTCAACTCCGACATCCACGAGTGCTTCAACGTTGACTGCCTAGAGTGGATGGCAGCGCACACCGGTCAATTCGACGTGATCCTGACTGACCCCCCTTACGGCATGAACGCGCAGGATTTCGGGGACGGTGCTGGCCGACTCTCCGGCATCGAGCACCACTACGACGACTCTTACGAGTCATGGGTTAAGTTACTAAAAGCATGGGCTACTGCCTCCTACCTTGTCGCCAAGCCCCAAGCCCATGCCTATGTCTTCTGCGACTTCGACCGGTTCCACGAACTCAAAGGCTTCATGCAGGATGCTGGTTGGTACGTGTTCCGTACTCCCCTTATCAACTACAAAACGAACAGTGGTCGCGTACCGCTCCCCGACCAAGGCCCTCGCCGCCAGTACGAAATCGTGCTCTATGCGATTAAAGGGAAAAAGCCGGTCACGCACATCTACCCTGACGTGATCACAAGCGGCGCGGACGAAAACATGTCTCATGGTGCCCAGAAACCGGTTGCCGTGTACCAGAACCTTTTGCAGCGTAGCGTCCGTGCGGGCGACCTAGTTCTGGACTGCTTCGCCGGCTCGGGCACGATCTTTCCGGCGGCGGACAGCTTCCACTGCAAAGCCGTTGGCTTAGAGAAAAACCCAGAGTACTTCTCAATGTGTGTCAAGCGCTTGGAGCAGCTCAAACGCGAGGAACAGCTCGGCTTTGATCTGTAACCCACAAAGTACTTCCAGGGGAGAAGTTTATGCGAGTAATGCCAGCTGGCCCTTGCCCGGCCAGAATAATGATTGTGGGCGAAGCCCCAGGGGATAACGAACTAGCCAAAGGCGAACCTTTCGTTGGGTTCTCTGGTATGGAGCTTTCCAAGATGCTTGCCGAGGCGGGGATAATGCGGAACGCCTGCTTTGTCACCCAAGTAATCCGCGTCGAGTCCCCGAAGAAAGATCCGAGTGCCTTTTTCGCTCAGAAAAAGTCGGAGATCACCCAGCAGCATTCCATGCTCTGGGACAAGTTCGTCCTACCTCCGGTTCACGAAGGTGTAGCCCTGCTCGCCGCCGAGATCACGATGTGCAGGCCGCACGTTATCATTGCCCTCGGCAACATTGCGCTATGGGCTTTGACCGGTGCGTGGGGGATTGTATCCTGGCGCGGCTCCACCATGGAGTGCGGGCTTGATCTAGCCCTCGACTACAAGCCGAAGGTTATCCCGACCTACTCCCCAGCCTCGATCATGCGGCAGTGGGAATGGCGGCAGATCGCCGTACACGACCTGCGGAAGGCGAAGAAGGAATCGGGGAGTCGGGAGATAATCCGCCCGAATTACAACTTTGTAATCCGCCCGAGTTTCACCGACACCTTGTCCGTCCTGCACCAACTCTACCAGCAGCTCGAAGTCAGCCCTGGCCGCCTCTCGGTCGATATCGAGACTCGCGCGGGGCAAACCGCTTGTATCGGCATAGCCTGGTCTCGTCTTGACGCGATCTGCATTCCGCTAATGTGCACGGAGCGGCCGGAGGGCTACTGGTCTGCCGGCGAGGAGGCTACGATAATGTTCGCGGTCTACCAAGTCCTAACACATCCGAACGTCAGCATTCTCGGTCAAAACTTCCTCTACGATGCGCAGTACTTCTGGCGCGGATTCCACTTCATCCCCAAGCTCGCCCGCGACACCATGCTGGCGCAGCACACGTTGTTTTCCAACTTGCCCAAAGGCCTCGATTTCCTCTCCTCCATGTACTGCGATTACCACTTGTACTGGAAGGACGAAGGGAAGGAGTGGGACGAACGCACCGGCGAGGATCAGCTCTGGGTTTACAACTGCAAGGACGCTGTTATCACTTTCGAGGTCGATGAGGCTCAGCAAGCTGCCGTCGACAAAATGGGTCTGCGCGAAGTTGACGCCTTCCAGCAAGCCGTGTTCTGGCCGGTGCTCCGTACCATGATCAAAGGCCTCCGCGTCGACACCTCACGGCGAAGTATGTTCGCAATGGAGCTTCATAATGAAATCGCAAATCGAGATATTTGGCTGGCGGATATCCTGGGCGAGAGTCTCAACATCAAGTCCCCCAAGCAAATGCAGTCACTTTTTTATGAATCCCTGGGACAACGCCCAATCACAAATCGAAAGACTGGTAATGTCTCCTGCGATGACGAAGCTCTTCGAAAGCTTGCCGAACGCGAGCCACTGCTCCAACCGATCGTTAACAAGATCTCAGAACTACGTAGTCTTGGAGTATTCCTTTCCACATTCGTTAGTGCTCCTCTCGACACTGACGGTCGTATGCGCTGCTCATTCAATATCGGTGGTACAGAGACATACAGATTTTCGAGCTCCAAAAATGCATTTGGCTCCGGACTCAATCTGCAAAATATACCTAAGGGCGGCGAAGAGGCGGGGCTCGAACTCCCGAATATTAGAAGTCTATTCATCCCCGATCCTGGAATGACTTTTTTCGATATCGACTTGGCTTCCGCCGACCTTCGAATTGTCGTGTGGGAAGCCGACGAGCCGGAGATGAAACGTATGCTTCTCGAGGGCTACGACCCCTACACCGAGATCGCTAAGGAGTTCTATCGTGACCCCGCTATTACCAAGAAAGATCCGCGACGCCAAACATTCAAGAGCTTCGCACACGGTACGAACTACTTGGGGACTGCGAAGGGTCTGGCGGAGCGCCTCGGCCTATCTGTACATCAAGCGGAGCAGACGCAGAAATGGTACTTCAACCGCTTTCCTAAGATTAAGAAGTGGCAGGATGATCTTAAAGATCAGGTATGCAAACGTCGTATGGTGCAGAACGTATTCGGATACCGCTGCTATTTCTTCGGGCGTATTGAGGGCACGATATTCAACGAGGCGGCGGCCTGGAAACCACAGTCTACAGTAGCCTGCCTGATCAACCGAGCCTATGTCGCGATCGACCGTGATCTGCCCGAAGTCGACATCCTGCTCCAAGTCCACGACTCGCTCGCGGGTCAGTTCCCCCGCCACCTCGGGGACTGGATGACACAGCAGATAGTAGCCAAGGCCGAAATCGCCCTCCCCTACACCGACCCTCTTATCATCCCAGTTGGGGTTAAGACTTCCAACGAATCCTGGGGAGGTTGTGAATGAGGTACCACTCTGACTGGCTCGCGGCATTCATGGACTATGCTTCCTACGGTGAAGCCCCGCGTCATATGTATTTCTGGTCAGGTGTTTCGGCAGTAGCCGGTGCTCTCCGCCGCAAGGTCTGGATCGATCAAGCCTATTTCAAGTGGTACCCGAATATGTACATCATACTCGTGGCGCCTCCAGGGATTGTGTCGAAGTCCACCACTGCAGGCATGGCGATGAGCCTCCTGCGACAAGTGCCAGGGATAAAGTTCGGGCCAGACGTTGTGACGTGGCCAGCGCTGGTCTCGGCCTTCGCCGACTCTACTGAAGGTTTCGACTACGAGGGCGGGATACATGCGATGAGTGCGCTGACGCTCGAGTCCTCAGAATTCGGAAATCTGCTCAACCCGCAGGACAAAGACATGGTCGACCTTCTCGTCGCTCTATGGGACGGCAAGCCTGGAAAGTTCGAGAAGAAGACCAAGCATTCCGGGGACGATTCAGTCGAGAACCCATGGATCAACCTGATCGCCTGCACCACGCCTTCGTGGATCGCCGGAAACTTCCCCGAGTACATGATCGGCGGAGGCTTTACTTCCCGTTGCCTGTTCGTCTACGCTGACGAGAAGGCACAATACGTCGCCTACCCAGGACTCCGCGTTCCGAAGAATCTCAAGGCTATGGAGGAGAAACTCGTCGCTGACCTCGAACGGATATCTGCCCTCACCGGCGAGTACAAGCTTTCCGCCGGTGCCGTGGAATGGGGCGAGGCCTGGTACAAGCGGCATTATAGCATTCGCAGTGCCACGCTCGACGACGACCGCTTCGGCGGATACATCGCCCGCAAGCAAACCCACATGCACAAGCTTGCAATGATCGTAGCGGCGGCCACCAGCGACAGCCTTCTCCTAACCGAAGACCACCTTGTGATAGCAGACCAAATGATAACCGACCTCGAGCCGGACATGCAGCATGTGTTCTCGAAGATCGGGAAGTCGGAGACAGCGATGTATGCCGAGCGACTAATATGGTTCGTGCAGTCGAAAGGTAGAGTCCCCTACCACGAGGCTTATCGCTTCGTTCACCAGCATTTTCCCTCCATGCGGGACTTCGAGGATGTTATGGCAGGATGCTTGCGGGCAGGATATATCAAGAATGAAACCAGCGGCCGACAGGTCTGGCTCACCGCTGGGGTTGGGCTTGGAGCTTAGGGTTCCACAGAAACTTCTGCTGGAATCTCTTCGACGTCAACTGTCCCTGCCTCGTTGTTAAACACGCACTTTGCGGCAGGCAGCGAGTTGATATACTCATTCATTTCTTTCAGTTGCTTGGGGTATTCAAAGGTTTTCATTACGCTGCCCTCAAATAAACTTTTGGATTTGTGAATTGCGCTATACCCCAAGTATAAGAACTTGCAAGCGCACCACTCACACCGGCAGTAGTAAAGCCTTGCGTGTTTTGGTTCCCGATTGATGTCTGTGGAGGAGTGATCCCAAAAGAGCCGGTTCTTCCCCGTACAGTGGCTCCACTTGCGCCGCCTTGCGCCACCGCTAACAGTACATAAAGACCGGGACTTAATGACTGAGAAATAGTAATTTCTTTCGCACCTGTTGTTGAGCTGTCGATTGTTCCCGCATCAAGAACTCTTGTCGTAGGCACCCCACCAACGCACTGGAAAATCCCAAGCCTGACAGTGGAAGATGCTACTGCTGTTGTAACTTCAATACCGATTCTGTCAAACGTAGTTGTTGCCGACACTGGAAAATAAGTGCCGCTTAGCAAGTTTTGCACAAGCGCAAGCGTGGTATCTGATGGGGATGAAACAACTGTGTAATAAAGCCCCGATGCGAATGTGTAAATCTGCGAGCCATACAGCGCATCTGTTTTACGCTTAATCCACGACCAACCATAGGCTTGCAGTGCCTTGATAAAATCACCTGCCGTTACAATTATCATACAAGAGTCCACACTGTCTCAGAGGTTAAGTTGCTGGAAGTCCAAGTATAGGTCTTCCGGTATGAGTTACCGTTCTGCGCAACCACGGTATCTGTTAAGATATTTCCGCTGGCATCATAGGTGTAGGTATGCGCAAGGTTGCCGGAGTAAATCCGTGTACCGTCACTCGCTACTTCAAAATTCTGTGTACTCATTAAATTCATGGTATTAACCTCAAAGAATGTAAACTATTTCAGCTTCTCTCCGGCGGACAAGTCCTGGAAGAACCTTTCCGCCACCTTTAACCCATTTGCGGAGTTCGCGGGCTGCTGCCTGCCAATCCCCTTCATTCAGCCTGCGCCGAGCAGTAGACATTCGTAACGCATTGTTTCCAACATTGAACGTGAAGTCAAGCACACCGGCAAACCGCTTTTCCGTGCCAAGGGCTGGGCAGTTAACCTCAACCGCTGGGTAGAAAGTTCTCACAAGCGTAGCCTCCAGCAACCGTTCCGCGCGTTCGTGTGTGATCGCGGGATCGTGTAGGGTGACTGGAGTCCCATCCTCGTAGAACGTGGCACCATAGCCGATTGTGGGCACACCGGCGGGGCACAAATATGGGTGCAGGATGCAGCCTTCAAACTGCTTCGTCAGCACCATTGTGTATTGTAGCACCAGCCCTCTGTCCACGGTTATTTGCCCCGTTTGACCAGACTGCGATCGGCAACGTACAAGCCCAGGATTGCGCTGACAAGTTCCCGAGTCCAGTCGTCAAGCACCCCTGCTGCGTGGAGGACTTGCAACAGTACCAACACGATCGACATGGTCGCTAGGAACGGACGGATACCTTGATTCCAGTAGTCGATAAAGGTCAGGCCAGTCATGCGGCCAACGGAGTCCACGGCACCTTTCCAAGCATCGAGTTCCACTTGATCCATGGCGACTTCGCCCTTGACCCGAATCTCCTTCACACCGAGGTCTGCCTGCAGCCTGATCGACTCCATGTTCCGTCCGTGCTGGGCGGCATCCAGCTCCCCTTGCAACTTGAGCCGCTCGATCTCTTGCGAGTGCTCCTGCCTCTTGGTGACGAACGAAGAAACCTCCCCCCATAGCATACGGAAGACAGAACTCCCGAGAAACGGGATAATCGCGCTTAGTAACATATCAACCTCCACCTTTGTGTTGTTTAATCGTATCGACCAAACCGATGCCAAGGCAACCTGCCAGTAACGTTGCCACTATTCCCCAAAAAACCATCCAGCTGTTGTCGGCAATTTTCCGCAACCTGCGGCCAAACCGCAAATCCTCACGAAAGGCCTCAACAGATTCCGGCTTGTCGATGTCCACACCGAGGATGGCGAAAACCTTTCGTACCGCTTTGTCTGACTCACTTTCCATCTCATGATCGGCCATGCTACCAATTCCTTATATGCCGTGTGCGTACAGTGAAGTTCGACGAGGTAGCCGCGAACTGCGCATTGCTTGTAAACGAAGGTAGAGGGAATGCGATGTGATCCTTGGTAGAGAACTTCAGCGTATTCCGATCTTTTATCCTTGGGAACGGTTCGGTATAGCCGCTGCCGACACTTGAAAAGGTATACAAGTCATCCACCACGTCACCGACTGAGTAGCCGTTTATTGCTGATGTGCATACAAGCTCAATTGCAGCCGTCACCCCATAAAGCACACCAAGGTTATGGTTGAAGGTAAAATGCGTGTTTTCTGGTGTGCCGGGAATTGACTGAGCATCCGTTACACAAAACCCGTTGTAAGCGTAGCAAACAGTCGATGTAACGTTAGACGAGTCGGTAACGGCTTCCCCTACGCAAACCTGCTTAACAAAGGTGTTTGTGCCAGCACTTCCGACGTGCATGTAGTATCGCATGGTGTCAAAGACGCGCTGAGTAGAGCCTCCAGCAGGTAAGTAACCGTTGGTATAAATCGGTGCTGCCGTTGATACATAATTCGTTGTAGTCCCATCGTCGTTAATCCCGATGAACAGGTAATTGGTGCTGTTAGCTGTCAGGCCGCTCCAGGTTATGTTCGATGTGATCTCCGCGAGCGTGTCATACGAACCATAAGCCGCAGAAACGACGAGCGACGTAGTCCCTGTGCTAATGTTTTGTGAGGTGATGCTCAGGCCTGTTGCCGTATCCGGTAGGAAGTTCGGACGACCACTGGAGGTATCCCTCGGCCCTCTGACGACTGTCTGCCGCTTACCAGCCAGCAGCGTTCCTGTTGTACTGACAGTCGGCGGCAGTGGGTTCAGAACAACAAAGTCCGTTCCATCATACTCAATATCAGTCAGCATACCACTGACAATAATCGCGGCGGTCTTTGCTCCGGCACTTGTGTACTGCTTGAGATCCTTCACGCCGAGCGTGTCACGATTCAGCGTATTGCTGCCGGTTGTTCCGTCGGCATTGAACTTGACTCGAAACCGTTGGTTAGCCGCGAGCGCGCCGTACAATGGGGAAGTCGCCACCGTGAACGCAGGTGCGGTTCCGGCAGTCGTGAACGCGGTGTAGGTCTGAGCCTGCAGCACAGGCGCCACATCGGCCACAGCCGCAGGCGTAGGGTTTAGTAGCTGAAACTGCGTTCCGTCATAGTACACAGCCGCGGCTTTTCCGGCGACCAAGTCGCCCGCTGCCAGTGCCGTCGCACCATTCTTGGTGACGGCTGTAGCCCCAATCGCGTTGATGTTCAGTGTAGCCGCGCCGGTATTCGTCACCGCTGGCACGAACTGGAAGAACTGCCCCTCGACCAGTGTGTCCATGCCGAGGCCAGCTTCCGCTGTTATCGTGTTGGTACCGGCGACAGTAGTCAAGGCGGTCAGCAGCCCATCCTGGACTTCCGCGCCACGGAGCGAGTCTGTCCGGTTAGCCGGTGCGCCCAGATCCGTAAGCTTATACCCACCAAGTGGAAGGTCGGCAGTAGCAGGACTCTGCCCGTTGCGAGTCACACAATTCGACAGCGCCGTTGCCAGATCATATATCTGGTTGTTGTACTGCGCGGCACGGATAGTCGTGGCAGCAACAGCTGGGAAGTCCGGAGAGCCTATCGGGACGTAATTACCTGAACCGTCGAATGGCATGGAATGGCTCCTTTAATCTGTGGGGATTACTAAAAGGTAATCCGCCGGTGTTTATTAACTATCTCTTCGCTTCTGGATGATCCGGTGTTGCTTCAGCATCAGCAATCAATGACTGGATGAAGGTGTGGAGAACTTCCGGCTTGGGGCTCTTCCCAATCGCAACGAGCTGCTCTACGCCGTCAGGTGACAAAGCCATCTCAACAATGCGCTTATGGACTTTACGGAGGAGGTAATCCTCAATCTTGTGGGCGCCGGTGAATCCGGGACGCAGGGCATAAGCCGCTGCATTTCGCGAAGCTGCCGCATCAATCGAGGACTTGTCAATCCCTGCAGGCACCTTCAAATCCCGATAGGTCTCAAGTCCGTCGAGTAGTGAGTGGAACCCTTTCTGCAGATCCGCCGCAGGCACCTTTTGGTATTTCGCGGAAGCCCGTAGTGCCGCGTCAACATTCGCCCGCAGTGCACTGTCCGACGTCCCGCGAATCTTCGCTTGCAGGTCAAACGGTTGCTGCAACTCGCTCGCACGGTTCTTACTGCCCTTGATCGTCTCAGCCGTCTTCCTGTTGATGTATGTGTCGAGGATCGCACCAATCCGACTATTTCCAATCTGGGTGCCGAGTTCTGCGATCTGAGCTGGCTGCTTGTTGTGGTCGTTCAGGACAAGCGAGATGATAGATTCCTTTGCTGTGAACTTGTCGTCACGAACACCACCACCCATCTCGGCGATTTGACCGACAAGTCCGCGCTTGGCCGGGTTGACTTCATCTTCTATAACTTTACTCATAGCATCGCGGGATGGCTGAAACTCTGGCGTAGCTGCCCGCAAGGCATTCTTCGCATCTGTGAGCGGAAGGTTTTTGTACCCCTCGGCCTCAGCACGAGTATTAAGATCCTTCAGAATGTTGTTCACATGACCGGCTTGTACGTCATCACGAACTTGCGAAGGAACTCCATGAGCGTCCCAGACAGTTTTTGTCTTTTTCCCAAGATCGGAAATCCGCTGTGCGATGCCAGATAAAAAGTCTCCACCAGTCGTACCGGCGCCGAACTTATCAGGACTTCCGGCAATCGACCGAAGCGTGTTGACGATTGAGTCAACTCTTTGCGGCGGATAGGGTATACGAGAGGCGTCTGGTGGCAGAGCGTCAACATAACCTTGCTTGGCCTTATCCCAAAGACCACTCATGTGTGACCCCGCCGCTTCCTGTATATCAGTCAGTAACGCCTGCCCAGCCGCACCAGTTTGTGGTAAATGCTGTGACTGCCAGTTACGTAGCGCTTCTGCCGCTTTGGTATTCGTACCTTCGAGGGCTACGTCGACAGTAGGGCGGACAGCAGGGTTTGATGCGGCGCGAGCGAATACTTCCGGCAGTGTGGTTTTACCGCCGAAAAACTGTGTAGCAGCACTCGGGATGCCAGCACGATTAACAACATCGCGAAGTGTGAGTGCTCTGGCAATGTCAGCTGGCTGTACCCCTTTCATAGCATCGCGGATAATATTCTGAACATTCGGAACATGACGCGCAATGAGTGAAGCAGCCCCGCCGCCGATAAGTCCGCCAACTAAACGAGTACCTACATTATCATCCTGCAGCGTACGGGCGGTAAGCTCTCCACCGGCGCCTGCTGCAGCACCAATCGCAAGATTCCGTGGGATGGCTACAACACCGCCTGGGCCGATTGAGCCTATAGCGGACTGACCAACGTTACCGACAACCTTGCCAAGTTCTGTTTTTGGTTGATGTAGCTCCCCACCAGTCATCTCCTCCAAAGCCTGACTAGGCATTTTCATATAACCTTCAGGAGAGCCTGGGGTATTCGCCGGAACATCAGCGATAAAACCAGTTTTCCTTGCGGCCCAGTTTGGGATGCCGACAGCTGCATCACCGATAAAGCCGGGGAGTGACAAGAGGCCGCCGCGAACAGCTTTGTCTGCCACGCGACCAATCTCGTCGATCGTCTCTCTGCCATTTGTTTTCTGCGGGACTGACACGGGTATCTGAGCCACCGGAGCAGCTTGAGGCTTCATGATATCATTTTCGATAGCATGGGCGATCTGGTCGTCAGTCATTGCATCCGGAAAGTTGACTAGACCATGGCCTGGAACATTGACGGCTTTTGCCATTATTCAAGTCTCCGTGTAACAGGGTTATAAGTCTTTCCACCAGCTGGAGCTTGATCCCCGATCGGTGACGAAGGCGGCCTCATACCCTCCAGTGGGCTATCTGTCACATGCTTGAAGTAATCAACAGGATTTCCTGAGGTACCGGCAGCTTCAATCGCTTGTTGCTTTTGGGCACCTTCCGCAATAGTTTTGTAAGCACGGTCTTCGATCATCTGCATTAACTGCTCACGACCTTCTGGAGTTTGCAGCAATCCTGGAAGAGCCGCAGCTATGCGCGTTGACTCGACTTCGGTTATACCACGGCTTCCGCCAGCAGCATTCATGGCGTTAAGCCAAGCTTGCGTCGTCTCGGACTGGGCGGTTTCGGAGTTCGCTAGTTTCTGTTTATCGACGGGCACACCAAGGCTGGATAGAAATTGATTAGTGAATACGGCAGCGTTAGCAGCAGGCCCAGAGTAGATATCTTTTCCAAGGCTACGGAATTTCGCGACGTTGTCGAGTGCTTGGTGCGCACTCTGAACGCCTTTTGCGATTTCGCCATAGTCTTTAGCAGCGACTTTAGCCATCTCCTCCGCAAGAGCATTCGGGCCTTTGTTGTTCGTGATGTTGGTGGTACTGATCTTCGGCGCATTGTCCAGCTTCTTCATACCGGTCGCGGAAGTCTGGTACAGATCACCATTAGCTTCTTGCAGACCCCAGCCTTGTCCGCCACCTGCTGGTGGTGTTGGGTTTACAATCCGCCCACCTTGGTCGATCATGACTTCTCCTGGAGCTGCCGATTTCAACTCAACCTTCGGCGCAAAAGCGTTTATCCCGCCACCCTGTACCATGCCTTTGATGGCTTGTGGGTCAGCAAACGGAAGCATATCCTTCGTGGTCGGAATGTTCTTCGCATCTTCCATAGCGAGCTTATTCAGTTCAGGGAAGCTAGAGGCCACACCCTTGATAGCAGCTTGCCGGGGATCTTGCTCAAATGCTGCCTGATAATCCTGCATGGCTTTAGTCTTGTCAGTATTGTACCGTTCCGTAAGGTCTCGAGTCGCCTGTGTCGCAGCTTCCTGTTGTTTGTTCCCGAAGTACGCTCCGGCGATCTGTTGGATAGCCCCGCCGATTCCAGGCGCCACATAATGCCCACTAATCATCTCGCCATCTTGCGGAGTTATCGACTGCTTAACAATAGCATCTGCCATGGCCTGCCTGCGAGCAATGCTTGTCCTGTCTGCATCATAGTCATAAGGCAGTGGTGAGCGTGGATTAGCCATGGAAACACCTCATGCGTTCGGTATGCTCGACGAGCAGTTCAAGCAAATAGGAATGGACAGCGGAGACTTCACTAAGTGCCTGTCCGCTGATACCAACAAGGTCAGCTGCCTTTCCCGGATTGTCGATCGTGTACGCTGTGCAGTTGATGCAGTCAAGACTACTAGCAAGTCCGCGCTTGTACGAAGCCGGGAGCCGCTCTTCTCCGAGGAACTCGAAAACATCCAGATCCGTCCACGATTCAATCGGGTAAAGGTACTCGACACCATCGACAACGTGACCAGAGCGGACAGGGCTTTTCAGCTTGTCGGCATCTTTTTGTCCACGTATTACTCCGGTGTAACCCCCCTGGATTACCAGATCAGCCATAGGCTTCCAGAAGTTGTTGTTGCAGCACTCCCAGAACGGACGCAGGAGAATCCCTTGCCTGTCCGAGGCAATCATGCCGATACGAGTGGCTTCCATTGGGACAATATCCACAGGCCAGCCATTGGCGGAAATATCGTTCGGCTGGTCGCCAAGCACACAGATGAACCGAGGGACAAGCTTCTCGATCTGCTGCATGTAGATCAGTGTCTCAGGGTAAGGTGCGCCCGGATTACACCAGACCACGTCTATGCGATCCCAGTACGGACGAAGGCTCCAAAGCACCGCCGCCGAATCCTTGCCCGCAGAAAACTGCAGCATGACTCGCTGGTGGCGGGAGAAGAAACTGTCAAGTAATTCTTGCATACCTACCTCAAAACGCCATGGCTGCTGCGGTTACGACACCAATCGCCATGTTTGACTTGTTCTTGTTGTCAGCGTTGGCTTGTCCACTATCCGCACCGTACTGTGCTTGAGCCGCGCCGAGCAGGTCTGGCCCGTTTGTCTGACCCTGTTGCGGTACGTTGACGAACTGCGGAGTGTTGACTTGATTCCCTGTCCGTAGTGCGTTGACAATATTGAGCGGACGATCTTGCTGCGCCCACTGCTCTTGGATGCCTTGCTGACGACCGGTAAGGCCGGTTTGAATGCCCTGCAATGCGGCCTGGATATAGAGATCGTTGCGGTTGCGTCCATCGGCTTCCATCGAGTGCTTGTGCGCGGCAGAACCATCCATAAGCCCTTGGTTAGCAAGGCGCGTCCGGAGGCTTTCAGTATTGATATCTAGTTGAGGCTGCAGACGGCTCATGATAGCGTCTTGCACGGACTGACCGGAAATCGGCATTTGAGCCAGCTTGCTTTCGTCGAGCTTTCCGCCGGTTGAGAGTGTCTTGTCGACATACCCTAGCCCGCTTTGCGCGGTGCCGAGCAGTCCAGTCTCAAGCGTATTCGTTTTATCCAGTTTTTCTTGCTCGGCGGGCGACAATGACTGCGTAGCTTTCCAGCCCGCATCCTCATTAATCGTACCATCGGAGTTGTAAACAGGCTTATGCGAGTAGGTCAACGACCCGTATGGGGTTTCTTGATCGACCCTATTCGCCGACGTTGCGGCGCGCGCTGCTTCGAGGTTGCCCGCTGCAGTCTCTTTCGCTGCTTGCGAGTAATTCGGAGGACTCGGACTTGACTTGCCGCCCATAAACTATCACCTTCACTTGTGGGGGTAGTTCAGCCACCTGCAGTCTTCTCTGCGCATGACATAGACTATCCCATCGCCATCAGGAAAATAGTCTTTCAGCACCGTCTCGCGCTTCCAGCCTAAATGTTCGTTTGCCTTTATCGCGGGGAGGTTCGCTGTAGAAACAATCCCCGATACTCGTTTTACTTGTAACTGATTGAACGGATAGTCGAAGATCGCATGAAGCCATTTGCGCGAAATCTTCACTTTGTCCGTTACTCGTGAGTGCATGGCGATTGAAGCGCCTGTGTACCCATCGTATAAAATCCCTGCTACCAGTTCCCCGCCACGCATCCAGCCTATGGCCGTGCAGACTTCAGTAAATGGAACCTTTGCGCCTTCCCCAACCCAACGTCCGACAACGGTGCCAGTCACAATCACAAAACGCCGCCTTTCTGGAAGAGGAAATCGGTTGAACTCCAGCCAACTCTACCGTTCTTCACCGTCGCGCGCAAGCGTACGGCTGCACAAAATCCGCATGTGTTTGTCAAAGAGTGCCATTCCTTCCGTATCTCGTACTCGTCGCCCCAGAGACCTACGTCCCAGACTGCGTTGTCCCAGATTGCATAGTCGATTGTAGCTGGGCCGATGTCGGCTGTTCCGGTCGAAGACTCAAAATCAACGTCTACGCCGAGTTCAACCTTGGCTGCACCCGAGACACGGACAATCGGACGGAAAAGCTTGAAATGCTTCTGATCGTAGGACTTGAAGTAGTTGTAGGCTCCGCGGCCTAAGGCTACAATGTCGTTACCGAAATCACTTGTGCCGTCGAGAGCCTTCGCCACATACCCGTTACCACCGAAATAAAGGCCTCCTTGCCAAGCTTCCCATGAAAAAGCATTCCATCCGGTGAATAGTGACCATGCGCCAGTGATCGTATTCATGGCGAATTGGTAGGATTGGCTCTGGGTTACGATAGGGATGTTGACCATTAGCAAGTTCTCGGTCGGGAATACCAGACCTTCCCAGCCGTAGTTCGCACCATAAGCACCGGCGGATGCGCTGAACACAGAGTCTATCTTGTTCGACACGGCTACGCTGCGGTTGAGGGTTGCGCTTTGGAACGCCTTGGATAGCGGGTACAAGCCGGTTTGCGTCAGGAGCAGCGCATCCCCGCCGTACTTGATGCAGCACTTGCGGCCAATAGGCTCACCGACGTAGTAGACTCCGACAAGGGCGAAATCGGCAGCAGTCGTCGGGTCACTGCCTTTGTAGACAGCGGCCTCGCCCTCGGAAGTGATGAAGACAACGTAATCGTCTACTCCATTCCCGCCGTCGATTGTCCAGTTTGTCATCGCCATCAGATACCCGCCACGGACGAATAACTGACCGAGCGGGAACTCTTCGAGCGCACCTGCGATCTGGTCAACGGGCAAGTACCACGCCGACATAGAGTCTTTTTCGACATACCAGATCCGGCGCTTGAACACGCAGATGTTCGCCATCTGGTCGGTGGCAAGGCCAGTGATTGCTGGCGTCGAGGTACCGTTGACATCCATCCAAGTTGACCCGTCGTACATCACCATATCGTCAGTGCCGTTGACTGCCTGCAGATAGGTTCCACCAAGGACTGTGAATAGCGTATAGCACAGCTTTCCGTCGGTGAGCATATGGTCTGCCGCCCCCACTGGCCCAGCGACAGTAGCATCGTAAATCCCCGCGTCGGTAGCTGCCCATAGGCTATTGCTTGTCGTGGAGTTGTACCCCATGACAGTGAGAACCTTTTCCCCAATCCCTGTAGCGTGAAAGGTAACTCCACCACGAACCGTTACGTCGGAAGTACCTGGGCGCCAGTTCTCCAACCAAACCGCTTCGGTCGGCTTCATCGCCGCTTCAGGATCGCGAGCGTTCCAGCCACCAACAGGCGCGGGAGAGGAGGCGGTGCCACTTGACTGACGACCACGAGAGGCTCTTTGTAGCAGTGGCTGGCGCATTAGGAAATATTCCAGTTGCCGGATGGTACGAAGATTCCAGGTTGAAACTGGTGAGCACCTCCGGACAGGTCGAGGACGGCTTTTGTTCCATCTCTTCCCTTGACATTGTTTATCATCTCCTCATAGCGACGGAAGTCTTCAGCGTAGTCAAGGCCTTTTTCGTACTTCCACTTCCAGCGGAGACCGGCCAGGATCAACACGTCGTCAAGGACAAACGTATCGGTGTCAGCCGTCGGGTAAGCCTTGTAGGTTGTCCCGTCGATGCCT